TCATAACCCAGAGGTCCATGGTTCAAATCCATGCCCCGCTACCAACGCCTCGGGCTTCACATGAAAGAAGTCCGAGGCTTTTTCTATATCCTCAAGGCTCCATGCCACTCGCCTAGTCATCTTCTGTGAAATCGAAGACCTATCGACACCAAGAGCGTTCGCCAGATCCTTTTGTTTGACATTGCGAAGAGTCATGGCCACTTTCATATTTCGCGTGACTATATCCTGCAAACTGACAGATTCGGCCTGAGCTGCGACCTTAGGGCTGATTATTGTTGTTGTCATAGCACATAAGTTTAGCGAAACTAACAAAAAGATAGAACACGACACGCCGAACGAGCAGGTCTAACTATATTCGTGGTTAGATGTGAGTGTGACAAACATTTTAGTAGATTCGCCCACTGTAGGTGAAAAGGTCAAACGCCTTATGGGACTCAATGGCCTGACACAGGCAGAAGTCGCTGAAATATTGCGCTGCTCACGGTCCACGGTCTCGCAGAAATGCACTGGCCGAATCGCTTTCAGCGCGAATGAGATAAACGAGCTTGCCGAACTCTTGCATGTCAGCGCCGATGTGCTCCTTGGGCGAGCTCCATTGGAGGTGAAGTGATGCTGCTCCATGATGCCGCCGGCTCCATTGTCGTGGTCTCGGCTGAATCCGTGAAGATGGCTGGCGAGGGCTGCATCGTCCTTAATGCGCGCGCCGTGTACATCCATAATCAGGCGTTGACGCCAGAGCAGGCCGCGATTGTCAAGCGTGGTGTCATGGCCACGCTCGACGATCCAGCGGCGTTAGAAGATCTGCATGGGAAGCACGACGTCACCGGCGTCGATCTGCCACCACGGAACGGCCTTGGGGTTGATGGTGATGGCGTGGATGCTCATGTCGGGAAACCTGACGGTCTGGACGAAGCTGGTGCCGGACTTCAGACGTTCGGAGAGCTCACTGACCGTGGAGGCCGTCGCACCAGTGATGGTAAGCGGCGTGGTCGTTCCCAGGTAAAGGGCGAAGTCGAACGTGTTTTCGTCACTCATTACTCTTCCTTCCTTCGTTGTTTGAAAGGTTTGGTTTGTGCGATTACAAGCCTATCGCTGCGGAGGAAGGAGCCTAACCGTCCATCCATGAATCAAGGAGCAGTGAAATGAGCGTTTTCAATCCGGAATGCGCCAGCAATTACTTCCAAGTGCTGGACCTCGCCCCGTCGGAATGCACCGGCGGCAATCCCTACCGCTTCGCCTGCCGCATCAAGGTAGCCGGAAGCACGTTCGGGTTCGATGGCTTGGACATGGGCGACCTTCAGGCGATGAAGGGCGCGATCAACAAGGCGATGACGCACGCGCGTCGAGCTCGCCGTGAATGGGAAGGAGCCCAGTGATGAGCGTCACAGTCAAACGTGTGGACAGGAAAAGCAGTCAACGTTTTTACGAGCTGATCGTTGAGACGGCAGAAGTCACCGTGCGCGTCCCGTTCAACGGCTACGAGCTTGACGATCTTGAGAAACAGATCGACCGCTGCTTCAACGAGGAGGATTGACCGTGAAACGTTTCATCAAGTTCGTTCTTCTGATTCTGCTCAGCCCCTTCGTGTTGTTCATGCTGGGGCTGGTGCTCTCGATCGTCCGTCTGGGTGATTTCCTCACCGACGACGACTGACAAAACCGAACGGCATATGGGGCGTATGGCGTACCCCTGCCACCGCTGAGCCGGGTTAGCGACCGGCAACGCCAGGCGCGTGGCTATCGCGCCATTTGCGAGACGAAATTTAGCTCCCGACCCTCTCAGGCCGTCGATTAAGGCGGAATCGGGCGACCATAGACGGCTTCGGCCGTGGCCTGATTGGGGACCATTCCCGGCGGCTTCGGCCGCTCTTGTTATCGACGGCGCGGCTCCGACCGAAACGTTCTGCGAGACCTTTGGAATCTGTTGACGGCCCGGCCGGGGAATCTCGGCCGAGCGTTTTCATCAGCAGATTCTAGGTCTTGACCTCTCAAGCGCTCACCAACCGAAAGCTACGAATGAATGGAGATTGAGAAATGAGCAGGGCAACGTTCCCCGACAAGTTGAGGACGCAGATGCGGATGGCTCTCCCGATGATCGATAAGAACATCAGGTGCAAGGCCAACACCTCGCGGCAGTCTTTGATGCAGGCGTCCGGATTGAACGACAACCAGCTACAGGCCGCTCTAAGAATGGCCTACGGGGAGAAGGGCGTGCCGAGTCCCGTCTACCGCTCACCCACCGCAGGCAAGATGTACGATTCCGAGTCGCTGCTCCGGGTGCTGGAGAAATGGTGCGGGATGTGGGCCTATGTCATCGAGGATTGAACCATCTCTGCACGAGGTGCTGAACTATCCGGACGAATCACGCAGGATGCTCATGCAGGGATTCGCCGACAAGGTTGACCGGATCGCAAGCAACAACCGGCGCACCGACATCGAACTGTTCCAGGTCTGCCGGGCGCTCGGGGAGCCGAACGTACCGGCCCTGCTCAGTCTGTGCGATGACGGCCTACCGGCGTACAAGGCCGGCGCATGGCGCATCGACTGCCGCAGTTTCCGCAAATGGGCAACCGCCTACACACCATACCGGCCGCAGACGAAACCACAAACCGCATATGAAGGTGAGCCACTGTTTTGAAACCGCAGATTCACATCTCGCTTGACGTCGAGGACCACGACCTGCCGCAGCCCGGCGATGTGGAGATAGGCCAGAACATCATCTGCCCGGACGGGCCGCGCATGGTCTGGTCGGACATCTCGAAGGCCGACTGGCCGATTGTCGCCGCGAAGCTGGAACAGATCGCGCTGCTGCTCAGGGACAAGGCCACGGCATGACCCGCATCAGCATGCTGACCACCACCGAGGCCGCGACCAGACTAAACGTCAGCAAACGCACGCTGATCCGGTGGCGGCAGTCCATCCCGATCATCGGACCGCCGCCAATCCGCATCGGCAACTCGATCATGTACGCCGAACAGGACGTGAACGGCTGGATACTCACCCAACGAGAGAAAGGCAAAGCATGAGAAGACAGACCGTAGATCCACGCATCAGAGCGAAGGTCATCGCCACATACGGCAACCGGTGCTGGCTCGGCATGCCGGGCTGCTCCATCACCGCGACCGAGGACGACCACATCGTACCGTACAGCCACGGAGGCAGGGACACCGTGGCCAACCTGCGCCGCGCATGCAAGCATTGCAACGCGATGCGCCAGGACCGCGTGCTGTCCGGATACGGCGCGACCCTGCACGCGGTCATCGGACCTCCACGCGCAGACTTCGGCATGGCCATGCAGTCCATGCTCCGCCGTGACAGCATCGTGGTCAGCTTCGACAGTCTGCTGCGCGACCTGTGCCCGACGCAATCCAAAGCGACCGACGGGCTGCGCCTCGCCGCCGCGATGGCATGGGACGGCGCGGCCCGCACGCTGGCCAAGAGCTCGGAGCCGTTGGACGTGTGGCTGGTGCGCACGCTGCCACGCTCCCGCCGCCATCCCGACATGCTGGCCGAATGGCTGGCATTGGACTACGATGTGCACGTCATCGAGACACCGGCCGATTCCACGTTCGCTCTCGACCTCACGCCGCAGGAGTATCGGACGGCGCAGCAGTGGTACGCGCTGCATCTCACACAGCAGGCCGTGGACGCCCGCCTCGCCGCCAGACGACAACGCCTCGCCGCTCTCGGACTCCGCCGCGACTCTCCGGCCGCTCGGCCGCGATGGTGACCCGCTTTTTTAAACAGTCGACGCCCAAAAGACCCCGCGCCAAGTCTTTTCTCCCCCCAGAACCATGCAAAAAAGCATGAAAACGTTGGAAAACCAAGGAAAACACATCATGAATCAAGGAACGTTGGAAGGTTTCGAGGAATACACGCATCCCTACGGCATCAGCGGCCTTCAGGAGCAGGCGACCATGAATCTCATCAAAAGCTTCGTGGATGGCAAGACGTTGACGCCGGAAGCAACCTACATCTGCAAGTCGATGCTCTCGATAGCCAGGAACATCGACATCCAGAACAGCAAGGGACGCGAGATCAGCCGCAACATGACATCACTGCTCACATGGTTCCAGGAACTCAAGGCGATGTATCCGGAACAGCCGCAGCTCGACCCGACGCTGACCGACTTCATCTCCGACGCGAAGGCCGGACTGTGACCATGCTCATGCGCGGCGGCACGAAACGCGACGAAACGCGGCCGACCGACGGCGCGATCGTCGCACGGACTGCCGAGATGCTCGGCAAGCCGCTGCTGCCATGGCAGCGATACGTGGCCGACGTCGCCGGGGAAATCGACCCTGCCACCGGAACGTACTATTACGACCGTGTGGTGCTTTCCACTCCGCGCCAGTGCGGCAAGAGCACGCTGATCGATACCGAGGACACACGCAACGCTCTGCTCGGCCCAGACCGGAAGATCTATTACCTCGCGCAGACCGGCAAGGACGCCGAGAAGCATTTCAAGGACTTCGTGCAGCAGCTCTCAAAATCGAAGCTCGCGCCGTTCGCCCTCAAGCCGAGGCTTTCCAACGGCGGGATGGAGCAGCGTTTCCGCAACGGCAGCTTCATCTGCCCATTGGCCGTGACCAAAGTGGCCGGCCATGGCACGCAGATGGACAAGTTCACCATCGATGAGGCGTTCAGCCTGGACGACGAGACCGGCAAGCTGATCCTCGACGGCATGACACCGACCATGAACACGAGACTGCACTTCACCGGAGTGCAGCCGCAGATCTGGATCACCTCGACCGAAGGCACTGCCGATTCCACGTTCCTCAACGGCCTGCTTGACTCCTTCCGCGCCGGAAACGTGCCGACACGCACCTGCTGGTTCGATTTCGGCATCCCCGACGACGCCGACCCCGAGGATTTCCAGACGATTCTGAAATGGCATCCGGCCGCCGGGCTGCTCTGGGACATCCGCCAATTGCGCGACTTCCGCGAACAGTTCGCCGGCAACGAGGCCGGTTGGGCGCGAGCCTTCGGCAACCGGCGCGACAACGGTGTGGCCGAGCGCGTCATACCCGACCAGCTCTGGCAATCGACGTTGGCCACGCCGGTCACGCCGGATCGGATCGACGGCCGGCCGGTGGTGATAGCCGCCGCCGTCGATGTGGACGCCACGAACACGTCCATCTCGGTGGCAATCCTCGAACGGGACGGCACCGTGACCGTGCAATTGCTCGAAGTCCTGGACGGCACCGGCATGGCACCAGCCGAGATCACGAGAATCTGCGACACCTACCACGCTCCCCTGGTCATGGACTGCAAGGGACCAAACGCCGACCTGCACGACCGGCTCGCATCCATGACCGACGAAGCCGGCGATCCGCTTATCGACTGCATCGCCATGCAATCATCCGACTACCTCGCGGTCGGTCAGGCATTCGTCAGCGGTCTGCGGAACAAGCTGGTACGTCATGCCGCCGATACCGAGCTCGACGCAAGCGCGGCCAGCTGCGCGAGGACGTGGAGCGGCGACGCATGGCGCGTCACACGGCGCGGCAGCACCGGTCTGACATCGCCGATTGAATCATGCATGTTGGCGGCGTGGGGAGCGCATCACCTGCCATCTGACGGCACGTTGCAAATCTTCTGATGTGTCACCGTTTGTCACTGAATGTCACCGTTTGTCACTGAATGTCACCGTTTTTTTGGCCATGACGTGCCGGCGCGCATAGTCTCGGCGTCATGAATCTTTGGGAACGAATGAGGCTCGCAGGCCGCGTGCTCACGCGCGGCGCGGACGGCACGGACATGCCGGACGGCATCAAGCCGCCGAAACGGGTGCCGGCCGCCGAACCGTTGCAACTCTCAACCGTGTTCCGTGGCGTGCAGGTGCTTCAGACCGCCATCACCGGCCTGCCGATCGTGGAACAGCGCGGCGGCCGTGACCTGCCGGACGTGAGCCCCATGGTGTTGCAGCCGGACGTGAGCCGTTCACGCCGTGATTTCATCGCCGACATCGTGGCCTCTCTCGTGCTCGACGGCAACGCCTTCACGCGCATCGTGCGCGATTGGAAAGGCGAGATCGTCACCTGCGAGGTGCTGCCGCCGCAACACGTGACCGTCACCGACGAAAGCGACGACCCAGCCTGCCCAGACCTGCGATTCTCCTACATGGGACACGTCTACGACTCCGATTCCATCGTGCACAGCAAGTTCCTCAACGTGCCCGGCCGTCTCCGCGGCCTCGGCCCCATCTCGGCGGCACGCGAGGAGATCGAGGCCGCGCAGCTCGCCAGAGACTACAAGGCGAAGTTCTTCACGGACGGCTCGAATCTCAAGGGCTATCTACGTACCACCGAGAACGTCACGAAGGAAACCGCGCAGCAGGCGAAGGACGCATGGAAGAGCGACGGCACAGCCGGAGACATCAAGGTGCTCGGCAAAGCCCTGGAATATGTGCCACTCGACATGAAACCCGCCGACCTGCAATTCCTGGAGACGCAGAAGTTCGACACCACGCAGATCGCCCGTCTGCTCGGCATCCCGGCAAGCATCATGCTCGCCGCCGTCGATGGCTCGAACCTCACCTACAGCAACATCGAACAGTCATGGATCGAGTTCGCCGACTACACGCTGGCCGCCTATACCGGCGAGATCGAAGAGATCTTCAACCGTCTGCTGCCGCGCGGCCGTACCGCAAAGTTCGATTGGGACAGCTCTCAGCGTGCGAACATGAGCGACCGATACACGGCCTACAAGACAGCCATCGAGGCTGGTTTCCTCACCGTCGATGACGTGAGACGCAAGGAAGGGCTGCCGGCACTCGGAAAGGAAGAAGACCAATGAACATCGAGAAACGCGAAATCGCATGGAAGGGCCTGACGCTCCGCTCGGCCGATGACTCCGGCACCTCGACCGTGGAAGGCGTGGCCGTGCCGTTCGGCGACATCATCGACACATGGGACGGTGCGGAGACCTTCGACCGTGATTGCTCTTTCGAGGGGCTTGACGAGGCGAAACTGTGCTTCGAGCACGGCGAGACCATCGGCCGCATCACCAAAGCGGAAAGCACGGACGACGGATTGCATATCACCGCGCGGATCAGCGACACGGCACGAGGCCGCGACGCCATGACCCTGATCCGTGACAGCGTGCTCGACAGCTTCTCGGTCGGATTCATCCCGCTCGAATCGCAGAAGGACCGCGACGGCATCACCCATCGCCGCAAGGTCCGCCTGCTTGAGACCAGCATCGTGAGCTGGCCAGCCTACCAGAACGCGAAAATGACCAAATCAGCGGCACCAGCCGTGGAACAAAGGAAGGAAACCATGGAGAACGACAACGAGCTGATGGACCTGATCAAGTCCATGCAGGAGGAACAGCGCGGCATCAAGGCCGAGATCAGCAAGATGGGCGCGAAACCGGCGTCTGCTGCCATCGGCGCTGCGTACCGGAGCCACGGAGAATACATGCAGGCCCTCGCGCGAGGCGACGAACAGGCCATGACCGTGATGAAGGAATGCCGCGACCTGATCTCGACCAAGGACACCGGCAACACCGCCACCTGGATCGCCGATGATCTCAAACTGATAGAGGACCGCCGCAAGGTCTCCCAGCTCCTGACACATGACACGCTCCCGGCGACCGGCATGAGCATGGAATACCATGTCGTGACCTCCGACGGCACAGCCGTCGGCAAACAGGAGACGGAAGGCTCAGCGCTTTCCTTCGGAAAAGTCGCCTTCGGCACAAAGACAGCCGACATCAACACCTACGGTGGCTACACCACCCTATCCCGCCAGACCATCGAACGGTCCACCACTCCGATGCTCAACACCGCGCTCACCGCATTGCAGAACGCCTACGCGAAGGCCACCGAGAAGGCGGTACGCGACCACCTGTACACGGAGATCAAGGAGCAGCGCGACGCATCGAAGGACGCCAACAAGATCGACGCCCCGACGCTGGCGAACATGACCATCGACGATTGGGTATCACTCATCATCGACGCGTCCGAACTGGCCGATGATCGCAACGTGTCGCTGACACGCCTCGCGGTCTCCAAGGACGTACTCAAGGCACTGGTGAAACTCAAGGATACCGGTGACCGGTTCTTCAACCTCAGCGGCGACGGGTCGGACACCATCGGAAGTTTCGATCTGACCGGCGTGGCCGGTACGTTCATGCGCGTCCCTGTCGTGCTGCTGCCGAACGCCGATGCCGGACTGGCCAGCTTCATCGACCCCGCCGCAGTGACCGTGTGGGAGTCCGGCGGCCCCGCGCAGCTGACGGACGGGGACGTGACCGGTCTGACCAATAGCTATAGCGTCTACGGATACATGGCCGTGGCCACGACCCATGCCGACGGTCTGATTCCGGTGAAGTTCGCCACGGCATGATGATCGAGGACAACACCCTGCTGCAACGCCTCCGCGACGAGGTGGGCGTTCCGGCCGGAGAAGAAGACCGGCTCACGGTCAAACTCTCGGCGGCGCGCCGATACGTAGCGCACGCGGTCGGCACCGCCACCGTGGACGACGATCTGCTGGCCGACTGCATCGTGAGCTGCGCGGCCGACCTGTTCAACATGCGTGACGCCCGGCTCGGCGTGATGGACGTGGGCGACTCGACCGTGGAGCCTTTCCGCATCTCAACAGACCCGCTCCGCTCGGTCTGGCCGAAACTCCGCGCCGCCGGCGTGCTGACCGGGGGAATGGTGATTGCATGAGCATCCAGGAACAACGCGCCGCCCTCGTGGACACGCTCGCCGACATGCTCGACGGGCTCGTGAGCAGCGTCAGCATCGACGCCCAACTGGTACGCCCCGCCGCCGGCAAGGTGGCCGTGTTCATCGAACCCCCGACCGTGGAATGGCCGTCATGGGGCCCGCCAGAACCGATCTGGACTTTGGACGTCATCGCCGGCACGCCGGCCACGCAGCCATCCGCAGTCGATGACATCCTCACAGCGCTCGACAGACTCGCCGAACGTGGCCTGAACATCCAGAAGGCCACGCCCGCGACATGGAACCTCGCAGGAGCCGGCACGCTGGCGGCCTATCAGGTCACGTTGAACGCCCTGGAAACCGACGAATAAGACAAGGAAAGGAAAACAATCATGGCTGGAAAGATCCGCACGCTCGGACCAGGCATCTTCAAAATCACCGACACCGCAAACGGCAGGGACTTCAGCGCCGACCTGACCAAGGCGCAGCTGAATCCGTCGAACAGCAGCGACGACCCGACGACATTCTTGGACGGGTCCGAGGAGACGAACACCACGACCACGTGGACGTTCGAGGGCACCGTCGGCGACGATTTCAGCGAGGACGGTCTGGCCGTCTGGCTCTTTGACCACAAGGGCGAGACGCTGCCGGCCCAGTTCGTCCCGAACACGAACGGCAAGATCCAGTGGACCTTCAACGTCACCATCGCGCCAATCGCCATCGGCGGCGACGTCAAATCGAAGAACACGAACGATCTGAGCTTCGCCGTCACGAACGTCGCCCACACGGCCTACTCGGGTAAGTGATGGCTGACAAGGCATTGATGGTCGTCGGCCAGAAACGCTTCGTGCAGACGATGCGCAAGGCCGGCGCGGACGTGGACGACCTGAAGGAAGTGAACCGCGAGGCCGCGCAGATCGCACTGCCCGCCGTCCGCAACCTCGCCCCGCGAGGCAAGACCGGCCGGCTGGCCGGCAGCCTGCGTGTCGGAGCGACGAAACGCGCCGGCGTCATCCGCGCCGGCCGCAAGGCCGTGCCATACGCAGGCCCAATCAATTACGGCTGGCCGAAACGGCACATCCGGCCACGGCTCTTCGTCAACAACGGCGTCGCTTCCACCGAGGGCCAATGGCAAAAGGTCTACAAGGACTTCATCGACAAGACATTGAAACAAGTGAAAGGAAAATAATGGCAACAACGAGAATCACCTACACGGACGGTACCAGCGAACTCGTGCCGATCACGATGCGCGCTACATGCAAGGCCGAGGCGCACGCCATCGACGCGGGCTGGGGGCCAATCACCCAGTCACCCGTCCGTTCCGGCGCGTACGCGGCCTACGCGGCCCTGCGCATGGCCGGCCGCACCATGCCTGATTTCGAGCATTGGCTGGACACCGTGGCGTCCTTCGACCTTGCGACAGCGACGGAGGCGGAAGAGGGAAACCCTACGGACTAGCCGCGTGGCCCCAAGACTCGCTCGGCCGTCTCTCGTTCCTCCTGGCAAGCCGTTTTGGCGGCACGCCATGGCAGTGGAGGAACGAGGCCGACGAATTGGATTGGGGCACCGGACTGGCCGAACTGCTCAAGGAAGCGGAAGAAACACGGAAGGAGTGAACCATGGCGCACAGCGCGATCATGAGCGTGCGCATCACCGGCAACGCCGATGATGCCGTCAAGGCGTTCGAGAAGACCACCACGAAGGCGGCCGCTTTCGGCAGCGCCATCGGCGGATTGGCCGTCAAGGGCGTGACCGCGCTGTGGGACACGGTGAAGGGCTTCGCCGGCGACGTGGTGAACATGTCGGACAGCACCGACAAGTTCATGAACACCATGAGCTTCGCCGGCATCGACACCAAAGCCGTGCAGGCAGCCGCGAAGGAAACCCGCAAATACGCCGACGACACCGTGTACGGGCTCGATGACATCCAGAACACCACCGCGCAGCTCGCGGCAAACGGCATCGGCAACTACATGGAACTGACCGAGGCGGCCGGCAACCTCAACGCGGTGGCCGGAGGCAACGCCGACAGTTTCAAGAGCGTCGCGATGATGCTCACCCAGACGGCCGGCGCGGGAAAATTGACCACGGAGAACTGGAACCAGCTTGCCGACGCCATTCCGGGCGCGTCCGGCAAACTCCAGGAGGCGCTGCTGAAGAACGGCGCGTATACGGGCAACTTCCGCGACGCCATGTCCAAGGGCGAGATCACCGCAGACGAGTTCAACAAGGCGCTCATGGACCTCGGCATGACCGACGTGGCGAAACAGGCCGCGACATCGACCAGCACCATCGAGGGAGCCATGGGAAATCTCGAAGCCGCCGTGACCGGCGGTCTGACCGACGCGTTCAACCTGTTCAAACCGGCCGTGACGGGCGGCATCAACGCCGCATCGGCCGCCGTGACCGGCCTCGCTACCACCGGTGTCCAGGGATTGCAGACGTTCTTCGGCCAGGTCAAGGACACCGGAGCGTTCACCTCGCTGCAGTCGGCCGCGCAGTCGGTCGGCGGTGGACTCCAATCACTGTGGTCCGGCATCATGGCCGTCGTGGACGCGATGACGGGCGGACAGCCCGCCGGCATCGCGTTCGGCAACGCACTCAACACCGTCGCAACCGCAGCGCAGACGGTCGGCGGCTGGCTGAAGACCGCAGGCAACTGGATCAGCCAGAATCTGGATCTCGTGACCCCGCTCGTCGCCGCGATCGGCGGCGCAGTGGCAGCCGTCACCGCCGTGACCACCGCAATGCAGGTCGCCGCCGTCGCTCAGGCGGTGCTCAACGCGGTCATGGCCGCGAACCCGATCATGCTGGTCATCACGCTCATCGCCGCGCTCACGGCCGTACTCACCTACTTCTTTACCTGCACCAACACCGGCCGGGCCGTGTGGTCGAGCTTCACGAGTTTCCTGGGCTCCTGCGTGCAGGGCATCACCGGTTTCTTCTCCGGCCTCGGCTCCACCATCGTCGGCATCTTCAGCTCGGCGGCGAACGGTGCCAGGAACGCGTGGAACGGCGTGGTCGGCTGGTTCCGAGGCCTGCCGGGCACCATTGGCGGTTTCTTCTCCAACGCCGGCAGCATCCTCGTCAACGCAGGCGCAAGCATCATCAACGGCTTCTGGGACGGCCTCAAAGGCGCTTGGAGCAACGTGACCGGCTGGATCAGCGGCATCGGCGACTGGATCAAGGCCCACAAAGGCCCGATCAGCTACGACCGTCGCCTGCTCATCCCCGCCGGCCAGGCCATCATGACCGGCTTCGCCAAGGGCCTCAACACCGGGTTCGACAGCCACGTCGAAACCGCCATCGGCCGCGCCAACCGCAGACTAGCGGCCATGCCACTCAACCTCTCCGCCCAGGGTAACACGACCGCGCCAGCCGTGGTCAACACCTGGAACGTGGAGATCAACGGCGAGGTCATCGACAAGGACGGCACCGCCAAGGCCATCAAACGGCTTCTGGCCGACTACGACGCAAGGAGGTCATGATGCAGCAGTGCTTCATGTTCATCGACACCGGCAGCGGCTGGACACCGGTGAACGACTCCGCCAAGGACGTCGCAGCCCTCGACTCTTTCACGATCCGGTGGGGCAGCGACAGCATCGACGAACAGCCAGAACCTGCCGTGATGTCGTTCACCCTGCGCGACAAGACCGGACGGCTCGCCGGCAAGGCATTGACATTGGCCGGCATGAAAGTGATCGTGCAGTTCTCCGATCAACCCCGATGGCAAGACCTTCAGCCGTCGATGGGCGGCTGGGAAGATCTGCGCATCCCGATCGGCTCGCTCCACCGCGCCTACTCCCCCGGCTCGCCGGAATCCATCGACTCGCCCGCCTCTACGATGTTCGCCGGCACCGTCTCCACCGGCGGCAGCATCGAACCGGCCATCGACGGCGGGTGGCTGCTCAAACTCTCCGCCACATCGAGGATGGCCGTGTGGAAGCGCCTGCAATCCCAAGGACCGACAGACACGGCCGCGAAATGGGACGGCGCGCACTGGATAGGCACGCCATCCGCACGCCTCAAGGAGATGAACCGCAGGGCCTCGGCGCAGGGAGCGCCGGAAGCCCAACTCGACGGGCTCGCCCTGCCGTCAAGCGTCGCGCCATACACGCCATCCGACCACCCATCGCAGCTCGACCTGCTGCACCGGCTCACCGCCGGGCCACGACTCCCGCAATGGCATGAGGTCTACGACGGCGCGGCATCGACCCTCAGGCCGCTGTTCCTCGCCGACCCGGTCTCCGTGCATCTGTCAACTGATGGCCGGCTCAACGTCCTCGCCGACGGCGCGACACGACACGCGCTCTCGGCGGCCGACATCGAGGCATCGACGGATCTGAGCATCACCGAACCTTTGACACAGGTCGTCATCAACGCGAAACGCGTCAAATCGGACAACGGCAAGCTCTCTTTCGACGACGTGGAGATCACGATGGGAGACCAGAACCGTCTTCCACCACAATTGACCGCCATGCAGAAGAGCCTCACCATCGATTCCGACATGCTCGCCGTGGACGAATCCGGCGGCGTATGGAACAGCGGCCCGGTCTCGACGGTCAGTGACACGGACCACGCCAACATCGCGCAATGGCTCGAATCGAACGACCTGCGCATGGTACCGGAGAACGTGACGTTCAACAGCACGCGAATCGACCCGGCACGACTTCCATGGCTGTACAAGGCAAGCCCATCCGGCCCGTTCATCATCGTCAAGGCCAAGGCGTCGGCCCTGACCGGCTCAGATGGCCGACCGGCCTTCACCGGCCCCATCACGACCATCGGCGGGACGCTCTCATACCGGTGGCGCAACGGCAAACCGACACTCACCCAGGAAGCGACGCTAGCCGCGCTCCGGCCGCTCCTGACGAAACAGATCACATGGGCCGACCTGCCCACCCTCAGCTGGCAACAGCTCGACCTGCACATCTGCGACCTCTCGATGATCCAGATCATCGACACTTCTTCGGCCATCGACGAAAAGGAAGGAACACAATGACCGCAACAACACCCATCTACGGGCTCTCGTATCCCGAGGGCTCCGACCTCGTGTCAACCGCGCCGGACTCGTTCAGGGCCATGGCCGACACGTTCGAGCAGGCGCTTGACCAAGTGGACAGACGCAACACTCCCGCAGGCGTCAAACCTGTCATCGCCACCACCCTCAACACGCTCGCCACGCTCACCGGAGTCACCGGTCAAACCGGCTATGTCACCGCCGACGTCACCGCGAACAACGGCGCGTATGTCTGGACCGGATCGGCTTGGGTGAAGTTCGCCGTGGCATCGGACGTGTCGGCGATGCGGCAGTGGGTCAAGTTCGGCTTCAGGATGCAGAACGATGCATCGTTCGCAGGATTGGCCTACGGCGGAGAGAACCGTCTGCTGTACAACGCCGCCCTGCGCCTGATCCGCGTGGAACTGGCACCGTTCCGCTCGACAGTGGACGTGGGCAGATACCAGGTGTACCAGCCCAGCAGCGGGACCATCAAGCCGTCCAAGTCGCTGAGCATCGGCCAGGCGATCCTGGACGGCGGGACCATGGGCCGCGAACTGACATTGAACACGAACGGCACCGTGAGCGTAGGACCCGAGATCAAGAACGGCAACCTGATCCACCCACTGCCGAACCTCATCCCCGTCCCGTCCGACGTGACCATCACCGCCACGGGCGGCACGAACAACTAAGGAGCGAAATGGGTAAAACGGAAATTGCCTCGTTGATCGTCACGGCTGCGCTGATCGTGATGGATTATGTGACCGGTCTGCTCAAGGCATGTATGCAGCATGATATCAGCAGCGCGAAAATGCGAGAGGGCCTGTACCATAAGGGCGCTTACGTGCTCGTTGTCGCCTTGGCAGAGATCATCGATACCGCGCAGACCTACATCAACCTCGGTTTCAGCCTGCCGCTCGTTGTCACGTCGTGCGCCTATATCGTGCTCACGGAGATGGCCAGTGTCATCGAGAATCTTGGCGAAATCAACCCCGAACTGCAAGGCAGCCGTCTGCTGGGTATGTTCCGCAGCGACAGGGAATCGGAGGCCGACGAGTGATGGAAGGAGTCATCTGGAAGGGATCGCCGAACCACTACAGCGGCCGCAGCGGATATCAGGTGACGCACATCACCCTGCACATCATGGTCGGCTACCTCGCCGGCACTGATTCCACGTTCGCCAACAGCGCCAGCCAAGCCTCGGCTCACTACGGCATCGGCGCGGACGGCACCATCCACCAATACGTTTCGGAACGAGATGGCAGTTACTCGGACGCGAACTATGCGAGCAACAACAGCTGCATCAGCATTGAGCACGAGGGCGGCATGGCCCAGGGCGCGGTCTGCACCCAGGCATGCATCGACGCCAGCGCGCGACTGTGCGCGGACATCGCGCGCCGATACGGCTGGGACCATCTGTGGCACGACGGACTGAAGGGCAACGTATGGCTGCACCGGGAGATACCCGGCACCGATCACGCGTGCTGTCCGGACCTCGCGCCCAATGGCCTGCCGTTTCAGCAGGTCATCGATAAAGCCAACGCCATACTCAACGGCAAAACAACCAATCAGGAAAGGAAAGAAAACATGGCGGAAATGCTTTTCAACAACACCGACGACGGAAAGGTGTACTACTGGAACATTCTGACCGGATGCAAATACATCGGCGCGTACGACCAACTTAAGATCCTCAAGGCTGCGGGCGTGCCAATGCATGAGACCAGCAGCAAGGGCCCATGGATGACGCGCGCCCAGGAAATCACCGACACCACGCTGGCCGCCATCAACGCCACCATCAATGCTCAAGCCGCTGCCATTGAAACGCTGTCCAAGAGCATCGGCGCGGACCCGGGCCAGATCGCGGAAGCTGTCAAGAAAGCCGTTGCCGACAAGCTCGACAGCTTGCACATCACCATCAAAGCCGACGAGGATTAGCCTGCAATCCGGACGGCCGCCGTGGCTTCTCTCAGACGGCCGTCCGGCAGCACAACGTAATGCTCCGTGGTCTCAACCGACTCATGGCCTAGAAGTTCCGCGACCACGAACAGGTCGTGTGTGGCGGCGTAGGCCGTGGTGGCGAACCGGTGGCGCAACGTGTGCGCGGCATAGCCGGCCGGCAGCAGGCGGCTGATATGGTCCCCGATATAGGACTCTTCCACATGGCCGCCGAACCGGCCAGGGAACAGGTAGCCACGCGCGTCCATGATGACGCCGGCCAGATCATCCGGCAACGGCACTATGCGCTGCTTGTCTCCCTTCCCGCGCACGATCAATGACCGGCCGGTACTGTCAGCCACCACGTCATCGCTGTGGACGGCGGCTATCTCGCCACGTCTCAGCCCGCACTCCGCGCCGAGACGAATCATGAGCCGTTCCGACGACGTGGCCATCTCCATCGCCGCAACGATGTAACGGTCCGGGCATGGTCTGGGATGTGCGTGCGGCTTCTTCACTCGCGGCACATCGAGACTCGGATCGTCGTTCCGTCTGCCGCTCTTGCGCAGCCAACGGAAAAACGACGCTATCGTGTTCCGGTACGCCTTGCGTGTCTCCGGTTTCCATTGTTGTCGCGCAAAGACCTGCACAATCTGCTCCGTGGTCACGTCTTCGGGACCTGATGGCATGAGCAGCGCCGCGAGATGCACCATCTTGTATCGACGGCTTTTGATTGTCTGTGCTGATAGGCCGGCCGCCCTAAGGGTGTCAGTCCACCCTTCGATGCTTTTGCGCCATGGGACCGGTGCGCTGATTTTGTTCCTCAT